GCTGTTAGGGATTTTCTTGCCAGTAGAAGCTTGTATTACGAAACCACCGCATGGGAGAAGGTTAAAGAGGTTGATTTGTCAGAGAGGGAAGTAGATTTTATTAAAGTGCAAGCGGAAAACGGACTGAGTGCTTTCCAAATATCTGAAATATTATACCCAGATATAAATGTAAAAAGACTATCAAAACACCATTTAGCTGTATTAGAGTTCTTAAAAGAATATGAGCCTAATTTTGTCCACGAAAGTGAGTCTGCTATAAACCAGGAGTATAAGCCACCTAAAACTGTTACCGTATCTATAGAAAAAATAAATAAATATTGCCATCTGGAGCACAAAGAAGGGTCAATGAATCATGATGACTTAGAATGTGCCAAGCAGTTGAGGAAGAATTTGTCGGCGCCTAGATTAATACAAGTAATAAATAATTATAGCAGTAAAAAGGATAGAGAACTATTTGAGGCTGAATTTGTGAGAGCCATATGGGACAAACCCGACTTAACAAGTGATGAAGTTAATTTATATATTAATGTATGTGTCGATTATATTAATTTAAAAAACATTTCTTCGCACATAGAAAAACTCAACACTATGTTTAATGAAGTGGAGGACCAGCAAGACATGACGGTAAGGCTGGCGGAGGTACTAAAGTCTAAGACAGATGAATACGATAAGTGTGAAAAACGCATGGAGTCATTAATTAAAAAGCTAAATGGTGATAGAGCGGAAAGATTAAAAAATAGATTTAAAGAAAATGCCAGTATATTAACACTTGTAAGGAATTTCCAGATACAAGAACAAAGAAACCAAATGATAGAAATAGCAGAGATGCAAAAAAAATTAGTTGAAGAAGAGACTGATAGATTAGATAATATGGAAAGCTGGAAGGCTAGAATTTTAGGAATATCAAAAAAGGATGCTATATGAAGAAAATTGAATTATTAATTGGCGATCATGAATATGAATTGATTGAAAGGATTTTTGAAAAAGAATCCGACTTCAGTCCAATCACTGAAACTGATCAAGTTATTATTAAAGCCCTTAGTGCTATCATCAGTCCTAAGAACTTGACAGAAGAGAATGTCGGTGGCGAAGAAGTCACCACTACATCTTACAAGAAGGTCCAAGAGCCTGAAGAAAAAACTATTGATGGCAACACTTCTTTTGAAGGTTTATGACATTAGGCCTATATGTCTACCAGCTAGACAACATAAGAGTCATAGATGGAGATACAATAGATGCAGATATAGACTTAGGTTTCCGTATAACAGTAAGAAAAAGAATTAGATTATATGGTATAGATGCTCCAGAGACTAGATTACAAAGTAAAATTAAAAATCTAGAAGATCGTAAAAATGAGAAAAGTTTGGGGCTATCTGCTAAGGCTCGCCTCAGCGAGATCTGCAGTAAGAACAGTGTGTTGTTAGAAAGTGTTAAGATTGGAAAGTATGGTAGAGTAGTAGGCAACCTGTATTTCATCGAAGATGATATGGGTATTGAAGAAGATTTTGTTTCTATTAATGATTTGCTTGTTAGCGAGGGTCATGCTGAAGTTTATAATAAATAATTATTTGTTTTATTTTTATGAGTGTAGAATGCAAAGTGTGCGGGCAGTCGTTCAAGAACGACAAGGGCCTTCATATGCATATATCTAAAATTCATAAAATTACATTAGCTGAATATTATGTTAATTTTTATCAACGTAAAGATTTGCATAATGGTGACCTTTTGCCATTTACAAATAAACAAGATTATTTTATAATTAATTTTTTAAATAATGATAATTTAATTTCGTGGTCAAGCTATGCTGACCCAGCGGAAGTTAAGAAATACTTGCTCGAGCGATTGTCTCATAGGGTCGAGAGCAAAAAATTAAAACATGCTCCATGTCATACTGAGATTGTTCTAAACGAACTTCCGAACATTGATTTGTATAAAAAGTTTTTTGGGTCTTACTCTAAGGCTTGTGAGGAAATAAAAATAATGCCATTATTTGGCAGAAATATAATGAAAGACTTTTTTAAGAAAGATGATTTTTTTAAAAGTTTGAAAATACTAATCGATACCAGGGAGCAACAACCTTTGGAGTTCGATAAATCGATGACCATGAAGCTTGACTTTGGGGACTACACCTTAGGGGCTCCTCATTACGATTATACATATGTAGACAGAAAAAGCGAGACAGACTTTAAGGGCACATTTTCTTCTGGCTTGGATAGATTTAAAAGAGAGCTGGATAGGGCTAAAAATTTCTCTTCATATGTCTTTGTGGTAGTTGAGTCTACAATGGAGGATATTATCAAAAACAATCTGAATAGCCCTTATAAGTCAAACCTGTCCTATGTGTGGCATAATGTCAGGGAAATTTGCCATGAGTACAAGGGTGTATGCCAATTTGTATTTACGGGAGGAAGAAGGCAATCGGAAGAAATTATACCTAAAATCTTATTCTATGGCAAAAAGCTTTGGGATGTTGATTTACAATACTTTATAGATAAAAAATGACTTGGGAAACAGGAGTACAAAGATATCAAAACGAATTTGATAGTGTTAATGAGGAAATAAAGAAAATCAAAGGATACATGGACGAGGACGAGGCCAAGTATCATTTGTATAAATTTCTTAGGGCTAATGTAACTTTTGCTACTGATTTGATTTCTGGGGTGCAGCTTTTCCCTTTTCAGCATTTAGCTATCAAGGCGATGCTGGAAGCAGATTACTTTTTAGGTATATGGAGCCGTGGTATGTCAAAATCTTTCAGTACAGCTATATATGCATATCTTGATGCGATGTTCAATCAAGGGATTCAGATAGGTATCCTTGCTGCAACATTCAGACAATCAAAAATGATATTTGAGAAAATAGAAGATATAGCCAAAAAACCTGAAGCTGAGTTCCTGTCTCAATGTATTACTAAAAAATCTAAAAAAAATGATCAATGGACTCTCGAAATAGGAGACTCTAAAATAATTGCTTTACCATTAGGCGATGGATCAAAGCTCCGTGGATTTAGGTTTCACAGGATTATTATTGACGAGTTCCTGTTGATGCCTGAGCATGTATATAACGAGGTTATACTTCCCTTCTTGAGTGTTGTACAAAACCCTACGGAAAGAGAGAACTATACAAAGATCGAAGACCAGCTTATAGCAAGAGGAGAAATGAGAGAAGAGGATAGAAAGAAATGGCCAAACAATAAACTGATAGCCTTATCTTCTGCAAGTTATAAATTCGAGTACCTATATAAAGTATATGAAACTTTTGAAGACCTCATCCTTAATGGCAGAGATGAAATGAATAAAGATCTATCAAATAGGTGCATAATGCATTTTAGTTATGATGTAGCACCTAAGGCGCTATACGATCAAAATTTGATTAACCAGTCGAAGCAAACTATGAGTCAGTCTCAGTTTGACCGAGAGTTTGGTGCAATTTTTACTGACGATAGTTCTGGCTTTTTTAAAACCTCCACAATGAAAGCTTGCACTATTCAAGACGGAGAAGATCCTTCGACAGAAATTTGCGGAGATCGAGATTCTAAATACTTGCTTGCATTTGACCCTAGCTGGGCTGAGAGTGAAAGTTCTGACGATTTTGCAATGCATGTTTTAAAATTAAACGATAATACAAGAAATGGAACATTGGTTCATAGCTATGCTGTCCCTGGCTTAAAAATGAAAGAGCATATAAAATACTTTCATTATATACTCGAGAATTTTAATATAGTTGCTATAGTAGGGGATTACGGTGGAGGTGTTCAATTTATTCAGGCTTTAAATGCTAGCGAGCTTTCTAATAAAAAGAAGATAGAGATAAAGGAAATCACAACAAACCTAGATGATCAGGAGAACTATCAAGAGTGCTTAAGGGAAGCTAGGACCCAATACAACCTAAAAGAAAATCAGATATGTATACTGAGGAAGCCTACTGCAGATTGGATTAGGAAGGCTAATGAATTATTACAGGCAAACTTTGACCATAAAAGAATTTGGTTTGCATCAAGACCTCTGGATAAAGCCTATAATCAACAAATTAAAAAAAATGTACCTATCGACGATCTTATATTTATGCCAAACCAAGTAGAGGCTCAAAAGTCGGCTGGAAAGTTATCTGTCATAGATTTCCTGGAACACCAATATGACATGATTAACTATACCAAAAATCAATGTGCATTAATACAGGTAACTTCTACCCCTCAAGGCACTCAAACCTTTGGCTTGCCCCTAAACCTCAGAAGGCAGACAGGCCCTGGTAAAGCAAGAAAAGACTCCTATTCTGCATTGATCCTTGGTAACTGGATGATTAAGACTTACTACGACATGATGAATGTAGAGGAAAACCCTATTACACAAACCTTTACTCCAGTTTTCATAAGTTAAAAGTAACTTTTAATTTAACTTTTGACTTTTCTGTGTATAATATATTATGCCTAGAAAATATACAAAGAGATCCGATTACTGGAATAAGTTTAATAGTCACGAGAAAAGTTTAGAGGATTTAGCCGAATCAGCTGCTTCTACTGGACCAGCTTTTGCGGGAGAGAATTTTTATGTATCTGATGCATCATACACAAGGAATGTAGGGCAAACTACAGACAGCCAGTCAACAAGAGAAAGGTGCTCTAGTAATACGAGAAAGCCTGTGTGCGACAAATACTCTCACATCAAGAACCTAAGTCTACCTTATTCGTATAAAGATAATCATATCTCTCCTAGAGATTCAATCTTGTTATGTCAAAAGGCATATGCTAATGTGCCAATTTTCCGTAATGCTGTAGATGTTATGGCTGAGTTTGCTAACTCCGATATATATCTAGAGGGGGGATCAGAGAAGGCTCAAAACTTTATCTATAAATGGTTGGAGAAAATACAATGCTGGAAAATGAAAGATCAGTATTTTAGAGAATACTATAGATCTGGTAATGTATTTATATATAAACTAGAAGGCTCTTTTGGTAAAGAGGATGTATTGAAACTTAATCAAATATATGCTAACTCAAGTTTTGCTAATTCTTCTATACCTATGAGGTATGTATTCTTAAACCCTTATGACTTTGTTGCTGACAGGGCTATTACATTTGACTCTAAGAATGGCGTGTATCAAAAGTTATTAAGTGAGTATGATATAGAAAGACTTAAAAACCCTAAGACCGAGTACGATAGGCAGGTTTACGATTCTCTCCCCCCTGAGGCAAAAGAGAAGATTGCAAAGAAATCCTTTAATAGGGACGGCGTTAAGATCGAATTAGACCCAGATAAATTAATATATTCTTTTTATAAAAAACAAGACTATGAACCTTTTGCTACTCCATTCGGCTTTGCAGTTCTTGATGACATAAACTGGAAGATGGAGTTAAAGAAAGTAGATCAGGCTATTAGTAGGACTGTTGAAAATGTTATCTTATTAATAACAATGGGTAACACACCTGATAAGGGTGGAGTTAACCCTAAAAACTTGCAGGCTATGCAAACTTTATTTATGAATGAGAGTGTCGGGAGGGCTTTAATTGCAGACTACACAACCAAGGCAGATTTTATAATACCAGATTTAAATAAAGTATTAGGCCCCGAAAAATATCAAATTGTCAACGAAGACATTAAAGAAGGCTTACAGAATATTATCGTCGGTAAAGAAAACTATTCAAGCACGCAGATTAAGGCGCAGATTTTCTTGGAACGATTAAAGGAAGCTAGAAATGCATTTATAAGTGATTTCTTACAACCACAAATTAAGGAAATATGCAGATCTGTAGGTCTTAAAAACTTTCCAAAGGCCAGGTTTATTGAGATAGATATTAAAGACGAAGTTCAACTGCAAAGAGTAGCATCGAGGTTAATAGAGATGGGTATCATCACTCCAGAGCAAGGAATGATAGCTATAAAGAAGGGTATTTACCCGAACCCAGAAGATCTTGGTGCAGCACAAGAGAAATTAGTAGAAGACAGGGAGAAAGGATACTACGTTCCGTTAGCTGCATCTCAACCTATCTTAACAGAAGAAGATCAGGATATGAAGCAAGAAAAGCATGATGCAGAAATAGAAAACATGCAAAGCCCTCCAGCTCAACCACAAGCGGCGCCCAACAATAATGTACAGCAAGAAAATGGAAGACCTGCTGGCACAAAAACAAAAACAAATAATGTAGTAGGCTCAGAACAATACAGTAGAAAAGATATTCAGTCAACCGTATATGAAGTAGAAGGTTTATTCAAGAATGCCGAATCCTCAATGAGAAAGAAGACTGGGAAGAAGCGATTAAATAAAAATCAAAAAGAGCTAATTAGTACTCTCATCGAATCGGTGGTTGCATCTACAGAAAAAGAGGAGTGGAGTAATACAATAGATAAATGTATAGAAGATTTTAATCATATTGAAAAATTAAATATTTTACCTGATGTATTAGATATATCTATTAATCATGAAATAGTGTCTTATCCTGCGGCTATTCTGTATCATAGTAAAAACGTCTCAAAAGAAGAATAATAAGTGTATCTAACATTTACATGAAATTACCTTTTAAGTATACTGCATCTTTCGCCAATGATATAGAACTTAGGTCTTTTAGCGAAGACTCTATTTCCACCGCTTCCTTAGAAAGCTTAAAGTCAATCATACCTGAGGGGATTGATTTTGAAAAAAATATAGATCTAGTTGGGGTTGCATTTAATGCTGCAGTAGCCAATAGGTTTAATAAAAATGGCGACGGTATAGACTCTAAGACAGCGGTTGCAATTAAAGATTACTTTATACATAAACCCACAAATATAGAACATCAGAGAGCGAAGGTAGTTGGCCATATTGTCGGTGCATCTTTCTCTACATATGGAGACAACCAAATCATAGCCGACGAAGAAATTGAAAAGTTTTCTACTAGTAGTGATGCATTCAATATAGCTCTTTCAGCTGTTATATATAAGGGTGTTAATCCTGACTTCGCCGCATTGGTAGAAAAAAGCACCGATGAGTCGAGTGAATTTTACCATAAAGTATCTGCTAGCTGGGAAATTGGGTTTAACGATTATGCAATTGCGTTAGGAAGCCAAGATCTGTCTAAGGCAGAAATCGTAGAAGACGAAGATTTAAAAGAAGATTTATCAAAACATTTAAAAGCTTATGGGGGTTCTGGTAAAACTGATGATGGAACCGAGATATACAGATTAATTAAAGGTGACATTTATCCAATAGGAATTGGATTTACCGCTAACCCAGCAGCTGCAGTCAAGGGTCTCGTTAGTAATAAGACTCAACAACAACAACCCGAAGATGGCACATTGAGTTCCGAGCATTTCGAAAAAATAAAGATATCTGAAACTAAATGCAAAGAAAAAATTTCCCAAAAAGAAAAAGACAATGTAAATTCTTACAACATTCAAAAACCTAATTCAATTATGGAACAAGAAATTCTCGAACAATTCAAGGAAGTTTTGGAAGCCAGCGCTTCCTCTAAGAAACTATCAGAAGAAGCAGTCGCTAACATGACTAAGATTTTTCATGATGCTATCGTAGAGAAAAGCACCCAATGGCAGTCCGAAAAAGAAGCAATGGAAACTGAAAAAGATACATTGCAAGATACAGCTGAATCTCAAGCCAAAGAGCTTGAGGAGCTTAAAGTAAAGCTTCAGTCAACTGAAGAGCAGCTTGAGACTATCAAGTCCGAAGTGGCCGCTGCAGAAGCTGTAGAAAATTTTAACAATCGCATGAGCGAGCTCGACGACAATTTTGAGCTAGAAGACGAAGATCGTCAATTGATCGCAAAAGAGCTTAAGGAGCTTGACAGTAAGGAAGCATATGCTACTTACAAAGAAAAGCTTGAAGTTCTCTGGAAGCATAAGACTAAGTCCTTCAAGGAAGAACAAGAAAAAGCTATCCAGGAAAAAATCGAAGCAGCAGTTCAAGAAAGACTTGGCAGCGAAGCAAGCTCAGAAAATTCAGAAGAAGCTCAGACAGAGGAAGAAGTAGTAGGAGAAGCTATTGAAAATGCAGAAATCGAAGAAGAAGCATTGGCTAATAACAACGGATCAACTACCGAAGAATCACTTTCTATTAGAGAAAAGTTTGCAAAAGCTTTTTCTGAAGATAACGTAACAATTCAATATTAAAAACGAGGAACTAAAACATGGCACTCAGAATCTTACCATTCAGGCAATATAACGAACATAATGTCGTAAACTTGTACGCTCTTGACGGCTCGGCCACCATTCCTGGTGACCTTGCTACCAACGGTGACGGGGACGCAGGACTGCTCGTATCTATTAACAGCGGTGATTTCGACAAAGGAATCGAATACACATCCGACACTTATCTCGGAAAAACTGATTACCCTCATATCGGGGCAAACGGTTATCCTAAAGTAACAGGAATGACATTCTCACCTTGTGACGCATCAAATCCACTTGGGATCACTCTTAGACAAACAGCAACGCATGACGAAAATGGAGAAAAACTTCTTTATTACCGTCAAAAAGCTATCGAGCATCAGGCCGTACTTCCAGGCGAAGTCGTTCCTGTTCTTACAGCTGGACTTGTAACACTAGCTGAATCAGCTTGGGTAACTGGAACTGTATTGAACGCTGCCGCAGTTAACGAAACAGTTACCGCAGGAGCAGGAGCTGAAGCAGGTAAGCTTGAGCTCGGTGGAGCTGGAGCAGCAATCGGACGAGTGCTTGCAGTTGGATCTCGTGAAGCAGGTGATAACCCCGACCAATTCGCAGGAACTAAGGGTTCTCCTACAGGTGGGTATGCTTTAGTCAAAATCGAACTTTAATAACAGAGAGGACTAAAAAAACATGAAGATCACACTCAAAAATACAGAAGAGCAAGTAGAACTAGTAAAGGCTATGGCCTCTCGCAATCGTGATGTTGCTTATGAAGCACAAATGGCGCTTGCTGAGTTTATCAGCCCAGTATTGGTAAAGGTTATTAACCAAGCCCCAGTTATTAGTAATCTATTTAACAATTTTTCATTCAACGAAATGGACAGTCCGAGCCTTCCGCTTGACCTGTACTACGACATCACTGCTCCTGAATACGTTAAGGTATACAGCACATCAGTTCCTGGCGGTTTGCCAACGAACACTGTTGTACCTACCGTGTCCGAGATGAAGTTCACAACCTATCGTCTTGATAGTGCTGTTGACTTTGATAAGCGCTATGCCGCCAAGTCTCGCATGGATGTTGTTGGTAAAACATTTACACGTATCGCTCAAGAAGTACTCCTTAAGATGGAAGCCACTTCTCAATCGCTTCTCCTTGGAGCTCTTCAGGCTGCTCGCACAAATAACGCTGACCACTTTGTTACAGCTAAGAACACAGGGACAGATGCAGCTTTAATCCTTGACGACTTTAACAAGTTGTTGACCAAGGCTAAACGTATCAACACTGCATGGACAGGTTCTGCTCCAGAAGGTGGACGTATCAAAGGCATTACAGATCTTATTATGAGTCCTGAAATGATCAAGGGACTTCGTGAGATGGCTTACAATCCTGTGAATACAAAGACTGGTCCTGGTGCTTCTGACAACGGAATTGCAGCTACTGACTCGATGAGAGACGGTATCTATAACAATGCTGGAACTCCTGAGTTCTTTGGTATTTCAATCATGGAAATCAATGAGCTTGGCCCAGAACAGAAAATGACAAAAGCATTTGCTGCTCTTCAGGCTGGATTTGAGACCGATGACGACTTGGCTATCGGTCTTGACCGTAGTCGTGAGTCCTTGTTCCGCGCAGTTGCTACTGACGCAGAAAGTGGTAGCGAGCTTAATCTTGTTGCTGATGACCAGTACAGCGTTCGTCAATCCAAGATCGGTTACTTCGGATCTATGGAAGAAGGCCGCATGATTTTGGACGATAGAGTTCTTACAGGTATCAAGATTGATCACCAGTAAAATTCAGTCGTAAAAGGTTTCTCTCAAAGAATCCACCTTTTTAGGTGGATTTTTTGTTTCTATAGATTACTATATTAGTGTAATCATGTCTAAATTCAAAAAGGAGGATTATTATGGCTAGTAAAAGGAAAGTAACTAAAAAGGAAGTAAAAAAGGTATCTAAGAAAAAGGTAGAATTTGCAGACGGTAAAGATGTCTCTAAAGAAGAGAGTATAGAGTCGCTCGTAGGTTTCAAATTCAAAGGTAGCTATGGAGCAAGCACAGAGCGAGAGTTTGAGGACAAAATTAATTTATTGTCTATGTCGGACCTTCAGGCTTTAGCTGTCACTAATGGGGTTTTCCCATCAGGAACTAAAGCTATGCTAAAAAATAAGCTTAAGAAGGCATTCGCTGAATACAGTGCATATGATGGAAGAACTCCCACCCCAAGAGAAACTCAACCAATTATAGATTCACAATCGAAAGAAGCTAAGGCATTCCTAGATATCATGAACGGAAATTAA